CTAACTAAGGATAGATTCACCAACTGGGAAGATATAGATGAGGATTATGACATTCTATTAGATGATGAATTAATCATAAGTATAAAACCAGAAGAAAGGAGTAGGGATATAGCAGATTATATCTTAGGTATGCAAGATGAAATTATACAACTACGAGTAAGAATAAAACAATTAGAATCATGGAATGATGGAACTCCATTATGAAACTAACTGGTACACCAAGAAAACACCCATATTGTTTAATCTGTAAAGAGATATACATGGATTTCTGTATGCTACATGGTCACATTAAAGGCAGTTTTGAGATGAGAGATGTTTAAACATCTAAAAGATAACTGTATGGGGTATAAGACTCATTGGTGGAGAGCCATGAGCATGAGTATGGCATTATTCATTCATGCCTGGATTCCTGATATGTTTCCTACATACGCAAGTAATAAAATGCTAGGGAAATGACTAGACCTAAATTTATTTGTTTTAAATTTAGAGGAAAGACATTTAAACGTGATGGGTGGATATTATCTTATGAATAGATTACCACAAACGCCAGAGGAATTACTATTATTATATGTCAAAGCTGTAAATGAATTATTAGATTCAGTTAAGGCAAAAGAAAAAGAGTTAAAGGAAGCAAAGGATAATGAACCTAAAACTGTATTACATTACAGTACAAGAATTATCCAAGATTGGTTCAGAAGCAAAGGTGGATTACCAATACCCGATTAATTTATTCTATTATATATATGACAAATAAGAAAAACATTATGAATCCATTATTATTAAATCTGAGTATTACTTCCGTTAATAATCGTGGTAGTGAATAATTGGCTTACGGATTATATCTTATAATGGATCAGCCAAAATGGTTCAGAGGAGATTATAGTTCCACAAACAAACTAACAGGCACAATTTATTCAGATCAAAAATTTACAAGGGAAGCAGATTTAACAGGATATACAATTACAATTAGACTAACCAAGAATCATAGATGGGGTGATTATTTCAACAAGACAGGTTCTATTGTATCAGCAACAGATGGAACTTTTTCATACGCAGTAGCAGAGAATGAGATACCACCACCAGGCTTATACAACGTCAAGATAGAATTATCTAAATCAGGAGCAAGAGAATCAACATTAAATAGACAAGAATTAATGGTAGTTGAAGGTGCAACAGCATGATTGACGCAATAGGAAACCCAATTAATTATGATATTCAAGAGAATAGAATACAAGAGAATAAAATTCCATTAGCCAAAATTGTACGATCAGATTATCAGCGTGAACAACCTATCCAAGTAACCTTTGAACAGTTGATAAAGTATCACGACAGAACACCACAACTCCAAATAGCAGTATCATCTTATTCAGAACTAATCACAGGAACAGAAATGAACGTCACCTGTAATTCAGATACAGCAACAGAAGTGTTAAACGATTGGATAAGAAATTCTAATTTTTATGACAAGTTTGAAAATATGGTCACTACTTGTTTAATCACAGGCAATAGTATCTTAGAGAAATTAGACGAGAATGACATACAAGGTATAGAGGAAGTAGATATGCAAACCATCATATCCAAGAAAAGAAACGAGTTTGGTGAATTACAATACTATGAGCATAGAACTAATCATGGTCAAACAGCCAAACTAGGTGAGGGCAAACTAGGTAAATTTATAGAATTTAACTTAACAAACTATTCAAAACAAGCATGGGGTAAATCTTTATTCTATTCACTAGCTATTCCAAGAACAATAGGAAACAGAACAACTGCTCCACTAATAGAAATCATGTGGGGAATAGAGGACGCCATGTCAGCCATCATTCTAAATAATGCTTATCCAATTACTACAATCACATACCCAGGAGCAAGTGATCCATACTTGGAAAAGGAAGCAGTTAGATGGCAAAAGTACAAGCCAGGTGATAAACGAGTACAGAAGATTAAACCTGAAATAGAGTTCTTTGAAACACAGGGCAACAGCAAGTACACAGATTACATTAACCACTTGGAAAAAGTATTCGAGTTAGGAACACAATTCCCACACGATATTATGACAGGTGACTTTACAAGCAGAGCAAGTAGTGAGACAACAGATAACATTGTAATGAAAAGAGTTAGAGGTTATCAACGATATTTGGCTAACAAACTAAAGGTGGAACTATTTGACAACATACTAATCCAAAACGGATATGATCCAGAGGTGGAAGAATGTAATGTTGCATTTACATCACAGAACATTATAGAGTTGGAAGTTGCACAGATTAAGGATTTGTCAACACAGGGTATCATGACCAAAGGTGAGTCAAGAGAATGGTTAAGAGTCAATACTGGAATGGAACTTCCTGATGATAAAGAGATTCAAGCTAATCAAGACGTACAAGCAACAATAGCCAAGAACGCTAAAGACATTAAACAAGAGAAATTTATTCAGGAAAACATGAAACAGATATCAGAGGTAAAGGCAAAGCCTATTAAAAAATGCAAGATGTGTAAGGAGAGCCAACACGCACTCTGTACAAAGCGTGGGTGTCAATGCCAATGACAGAATTTGACGACATGACCAAAAGAATCTTGGACAAACTAGATGGCTTTGAGGAAAAGATAGAAAGTTTGTGTGAACGTCTAATGAAGGTGGAATATGAATTGAACAATCACTTTAAAGATATAGAGAGGAAACAAGCAAACAAGGATAGAAAGTTCTACATCATCATAGCAGGTATGGGTATCATATTTACTATGGTAGAAGTATTACAAAATATAATTTAATAGACTTTAAATAGGGAATAACTTTCATTATAATATAGCCGTCATGGGATATCTTGAGTTGTGGATTCTAGATACCTGAAAAAGATACCCATCTTAGGCTACCACCAAGACACGTTTCGTGAGAGCGTCATAGGTTTTGTTTCCTATCATTGAGGTGGTATTTTTACTTAATTTTTTTTAACCTTATTGGTTTATATTGATCTTGTTTGCTTAAAAAGATATGAATACAACAGAACAAGAATTAGCTTTTGAAAAAGAACTTTCAAGACTAAGAAAACTTAGAGATAATGCAGGAAAAAGCATTAAAGAACACAAAGAAAAAGTTGCTTTTCATAAAGCTAGATTAGCAACAGAAGAAAGAAGTTTGTTATTTGCAAAATATGCAGAAGAAAGATTAGCAAGAGAACTTCGTACTTTATGGAAAGAACATGAAGGTGAATAAAATGACACCTAAAATCCTTCCATGCCATACTTACAAAGCTAGAGTATTGGCAAGAGAATTAGACCAAAATGACTATTCTCCAATGAGGTGTAATAATTGAGAAAAAACCAACACGTTATAGACTTTTTAAAATTTGGTAAGTATAACGCTGTTATGTGGTATGCTGTAAATAGTGAAAAAAATAACCGTTAAGCTTATAATATTAATTAATGGTTACTTTAACTTATTTTATTATATTATTACTAGCGTAAGACGTCTTAATCGTTAGACAAAAAAGAATGTAGATACATCATTTTGTCTATTAATTCTTATTATACCTAATACCAAGTTTATTTATTGAATCTTCAAGCTTATACTTCCGTTAATGAATCTGCTAAAATTACAGGTGTAGCATTAATTCCTAGAATATCCAGAAATAACAACCTATACACTAAACAAGAATTGGAACGTTTTGATGGCGTTACTGTTCCGTTAAATTGGGAACATGATCCATCTAATGTAATTGGTGAAGTTACTTTCCATTATAACCCATCACAAGAAACCGTATATTATGAAGGTGAAATAACCAATGAAGCAAGTGCCAATGTAGCCAGAAACAAATTATTATTTACTAGCATAGAAGCAACACCAACAGAAGTAACAGAAATCTGTAACGGTAATTCTGATTGTTTTGCCATGCCATTTGGGTTAAGACCTGAGGGATTGGCATTAACAGAAACGCCTGGTGTGCCAGAAACATCTGTCAAAGTTATAGAAAAATACATAGAAGAATGTAACCATCATGAACTAGAGGCTGATATTGTAGCCAAAGTAGAAGGTGTTAAGACAACCGACTTTATCAACTTTAAACAACAAATCATGGATCACCTGCACGTTGAAGAATGTGGAGATTGTGGAAAACTACACCCAAAAAAAAACTAGAATTTAGTTTTACAGAAGAACTTAACGAAGATTGGAAAGAGTTAGAACATTATTTAATTGAAGATTCTACCAATAGTGGTCAAAAATCTGACACAGTAGGCAATCCAGAGTTTAAGTCATTTACTCATTCATCTAGTTTTATAGGAAATGTCTTGTGGGATAGGGAAAGTAGGGAAATGGATATTTTACTAAACAATAACAAGTATCATTTTTGTAATGTATCAGAGAGATTATTTGATTCATTTGAAGGAGCTGACAGTAAGGGAGCATTTTTCAACAGGGAAATTAAATCATTACATGATTGTTAGTCCTTATATAATGGAATTTATGAAGAATTAGTTATGCCTTGCGACTGTAACAAAAAAACAGAAGCTGACGATAAAGAATGTCCAGAAGGACAATCTTTTGATGTATCACAAGGAAAATGCGTAGCAAAAGAATCTGCATTTGGTGATCCTAAAGCTGACTCTACCATTGGCGACCTAGCTGGTGAAGGAGCAGATGTAGGTGATAAACAAGAAGTAGAAGGCTGTCCAGATGGACACTCTATTGATCCTACTTCTGGAGTTTGTCAACCAAATGGTTCTGATAAGACTGGAGATATTGGTCAAACCAATACTTCAATCGCAACAGAAAAGAAACTAGCTAGCATTGAAAAATCCTTAAAGGCTCTTTCAGAAAAGAAACCAACTGCACAAGTAGGTTTGGAAGATGGTGTACACTCTTGGAAACAAGTAGCAGAAAACATGGCTCCATCTTTAAGAAAATACGGAAAATTCGAATTTGACATTAATTTGGAAAGTTTGAGATCCGTTAATACTAAACAAACTAAAGATAGACAAGGACAAGTTACTGAATCATTCAGAGCTTCTCCTCTACAACTACAAGAAGCAGTAAGCATATCTGGCACACACGCAACACAGGACTTAGATACTGACGTTGCAATCGTACCAGGTGGTTTATCTTTTAGACCTGTATTCGAATTTGCTAAAGTCAAAAAAATCGAAGCAGGTATGGACAGAGCAAGATTCTTTAAGACAACAATCCCTGCTAACGGTTCACAAACTGTTGGTTCTA